TACTCCAACTGGAATTTGAAAGTTGGGCTTGGGTCTACCTGCCCATTTTCTTTTTAATTCTGTATATGCTCTCTGAGGCATTCCGTTATATAATCGTTTTAACATGTCTTCGGTATACCCATCAACAACCCTGCTGGCCGTGGGGTCGCTCTGAGGTTTTAACGTTACATTTATGCCCTGCTCATGAAAGAAAAGAGCATTTTCCCAATCTCGTTCAAACCAGTCTGGGACCATTACTTGGTTAATGGTCACTTGAACATCATGTTCTTGGCAAAAGATTAATTTGTCCGCAAATTCCTGCATTTTTTCCGGAGTGTTTACATGCTCTGTGTGTAAGCTTGCAGTTATACTTGCACGGTGGAAGGGTTTTGCGCTTTCCACATATTCTTCAAACCATTTCATATTTCGACTACAATTACTAGTCATATGAATACTGGTATAATTAGTATTCTGTACATCGTCTGCAAGGTATTTTAAAATATCTAAATATCCTGGATGAAAAGTTGGTTCTCCACCGCTGAGACTAAAATGAAAACTGTTAAATCCGTTATCCCGTGCTTGGCGCTTTATTTCATCTATTGTTTTAAGACAAAGTTCTGTCGGTCGATGATCTTTTTTGTCAGATCTGGCGTATGGCCAGCAATAGCTACATCTATAATTACAGAATCTTCCAAGGAGCCACGACACTGTGAAGATATCTCTGTATAAAAGTGTGCGCTGGCCTACTTGCGTAATATCATGAAAGGGAATTTTCGTAAAATCGTAATTACTCCATTTGAGATCTTCATTCATACCATTTCTCGCATTGCATAGGATCTATACTTATCTCATTTATATTAACATGTTTAGGTTGTTCTATCAACCACTGAACGTACTGAGCAGCTGTGTCTATATCAAGACACTTTCTATCAGTATGTTTTTCTTGCTTGTTTGAAAGTGTGCCAAAACTAATATAACTTACTTTTGGTTTGTCAGACCACACTCCGCCTATAGCTAAAGTGTTACTGTAATCCCTGAGTGCTTTTTTCTCTGCATTATATAGCCAAGGCTTTCCGTTTTTTACTCTGTCAGTTGTGCTTCCTATGCATACTATATGCGGAGTATGATTTGCGTCCACACACGACCTATATATTGCGTCTAAGAGGGTGGTTTGTTCAAACCGCCATAGTGCTACACAGTTTATAATTGTGTCATGGGATAGACAGAGTTTTGCAAATTGTTGCTGGTGTTCTGTTTTGCATAAATCCCATCCGGTCGACTTACTGAAAAATTCTGCAGTCGGAAAAATTTTAGATAGTGCTCGGGCTAGTCCTTGATTTGGATTTCCGGTTATTATCATGATTCTAACCAATCTGTAAGCAATGGATCTATATAATCTCCAAAATATTGATTCCTCGATCTATCAAACAATGTAATTTCCTTTAGCAATAAACTCTTATCTTCGTTATTATTCTTTATTGCCCAATTAATTTGATTTATAAGTTCGCTCACTGCGTAATCTACATAAGGAACATCCATATAAGGTATAATTCTGCGTTTTGCTTCCTCTAATATATAGCAAGGCAGTCTTTTAATTGCAATGCCACGCTCGGTAGGATATACTTCTGTAAAAACAAGAGCAGGCTTTTGCACAAGGGATAAACACCATTTTATGTAATCGCCAGCATTAAGCACATTTAGAGAGGTCAAAACAAAATTAAAATCAACCCAATCTTCTACGTCAACAACTTCACTGATATATTTTGGTAACTGATTTTCTATTTCTTTAAATGTTCCTGGATATCTGATATAGTCATAAACCTTGTTGACGCCGTCTATGCTGAGTGTATGTTTATTTCCTTTAAATTGTTGAAGCATGCTTATCAGATTATCGTCAAATTGTGTTCCGTTTGTGTGAAAGGCTAAGACTATATCCTTTGCAGTGTCATTGTCAATATAGCTTTGCAAAAGTTTGATCACTTCTTTATCATAAAATGGTTCTCCTCCTGACATTTTAAGCATTTTAATTTTACTAGGATTTTCTAAAAGCCATTTCCACTGAGGAGACTGGTGTGTAGCATGCGGTACACTTGCGCTCCATCTGTCTTTAATTGCATCGCCTAATTCTGATAATAAATTGTTTTCTTCGAAGTATTTGTGGTCTTTCATTAACAGATTACTGTTACCAGGGGTGCACATTCTACACCTAAGGTTACAAATATTTGAAATAGTCACATCAATTATTTCTAGATTTTTTTCATAATCTAGAGCGGTGTTTTCGTCAAAAGAATTATTTCTATATGATTTAAGTCCTTTATCTTCCATTTTCCAGCATACACTACATGCAGGATCTCTTATTCCTGCAATAAGATTATTGCGCAATTGGTCCATTCTAGGATGATTAAACATTTCTTCCGGAGTCAAATTGCTTATTTCTCCGGTACCTAAAACATCAGGATCATAAACTCCTTCTTGAGTGTTTGGCATGTTACAACAAGGCCAAAACGACCTTGCTTTATTATTTTCAAAATTTTTCATTGCCAGTTGTTTAAAGGGATATTTACAATATGTATTTCTTGACATAACTTTATGCTTTTCCAATAATATTTGTATCTATATGACCTTTAATAACATCGTAGTAATTCTCTTCATACTGGCTTTTAGGTGCACATAATCCGCATCCGCATGTATGTTTAGGACATATCACAGTAGGTAAAGTTCCGCTTTCCATTTGTTGTTTTAATTGGGCTATAAGTTTTTTTCCTTCACTAATTTTTCCTATAGGCCCTCTAGTTTTATCAAACCTTGCTTGACAGGTTTGATGATGGAATACACTATCTGTTTGTTGCTCTAGATGCAGGAAGAACCAATTTACACTGCAATGCCAACCTTTAAACTCTCTAAAGTCAACGAAAGTACTCTTTCTGCTTTCGCCCGCGTTACTTAGACACATTTCTCTGCTTCCGCAACACGGCCTTCCTATTTTATAACCTTTCTTTTCGGATTCTTTTTTCTTTATTATTTCTAATTCTTTGGCTTTTATTTCTTCTGGAGTCGGTTCGCCTGTGGCCCTAAGACGGTCTGAAACTTCTTTCTCTCCATTTAATTCAGCATTTTTGTATTGCCAATAATTTTTCATGTAATCAAGTTGATCGTCTGAATAGGTGTGAGCAAAATTACTTCGACTTCCTGGTTCTTCTCCTATTACACGAGGCACATATTTAACACCATTATCATGTAGGAAATCACATAGGTCTTTACATTCGTCAAAGTAGGCTGCATGAAACATTACATTAACACTAACACCAAAATTGTGGTCAGGTCCTTCGGTATGGAATTGCATAATTCTGTCTCTAACCTGCTGTTTTAATTTGTTATCACTCTCAGCATGATAACTAACTGTTGCAAAGCCAAAGTTTTCCATGACCGCATTGGCCATTTTTTTACCCATTGCACCATTTGTCGTAAGCGCAAATCCGCAGTTCCATTTATCTCTGTATTTGTTTTCGTATTCTGTTTTAAGGTATTTGGCAAATGGAATAAAATTAGGATTAACGGTGGGCTCTCCTCCAGTAAACCCTATATTAGCAGACTTATATTTTCTATACTGCATATGCAAGTCAATATATTCAAATAGGAAGTCTGTGTTATTTTTTAATTCTTCTAATGTTGCATGCGGAGAAAAATTATCGTGCCGTATTGCGGGGCAGTATGAACAATCGTAATTACATCTACGACCTGTATCCCAAGTTACCTGAAATACTCCCCCTGTAAGTAAATCAATTGTATCAAAACTCATCTATATATTCCTTAAATGCAGGTTCTATTTCAAATAAACTTTCGTTACGCATGGTATCTAGCTTCTTCGTATAAGTTTTAAATTCGTTCCAATGTGTGTCGTAATAACTTTCAGAATTCATATAATTACAAACACCAGTTGCTATATCTGTAGCATGTTTTACCACATGGCTTTCAAAATTATTATCATTAATCCATTTTATAAATTCTTCAAAACGTTTTGTTAATTTTTGTTTTGCATCTTCTGGCAAGACTCTAATATTCAGGTGCTTAGGATGATGAGCAACATGATGCGTAATAACAGGACGTTTTAATGTACTATTGATAGTCGTAAATCCACTTTCAGTCAGTTTCCATTTCATAAAATCTATCATATGATTTACATTGTATGCTGTAACAGTAAACGCTAACCACCCATAGATATTTTTTGGCATAGCGTCTAGCGTTTGCAAGTTTTTATATATTTTTTCCCACTTTGCAGGATATCTTTGATACTCTAAAACTTTACCGTAACCGTCGACGCTTGCGCCAACACGAACTTGTTTAAAACTCTCCCACATCTTTGATACTCTAGGCGGTAGTGTACTCATATTAGTATTGTATTCAATAATTATATTCTTTGCATGTCCTTGATCTATACAGCGTTGTAGGAAATCATAATGACGTTCAATCAACATTGGCTCGCCGCCGGCAAAATAGATATGTCCAATGTTTTCAATATGTTTTTCAAGATATTCCCAAAACGGTTCATGATTGGGCCAGTCATATTCGCTCGCACACAATTTTCCGTTTACTTCTTTTATTTCTACATTGCCGCTTGTTTCTTTAAAAAAATTAGAACCTGTAAGTTTAATCCAATCATCGTACCAGGCATTGCTATCGGTTGGTCCGCACATACGGCATTTTAGATTACAAAAATTTCCAAACCGTAAATCATAATATTGGACAGGAGATTGTTCTACATCAATTGTGCCATCTGCATCAGTCACTAATGCTGCATCTTGAACAGAAAAATTCCAATTTTCATTTTCGTATTGTCTTCTACTATTTAGACCTGCTTCTTCCTCTGCTTTGCATCTTCCGCATTCGTTATTCCAAACACCTTGGAGCATGTTAATACGCATTTCTTTCATAATATCTGCGTTTCTTGCTTCGTCTAAGTCATCCGATCCCGCATTGTAAGCATTCCCGTTGGATTTCCGTATTACGCCCCTATTTTCTGTAACATTGGCTTGACAACAAACTCGCAGATCTCCGTTTGCCCTAGCAGCCTGAAATATCCAAGGTATAGGACAAAATGTGTCAGACATTGTTAAGAGCTTCCATCATTGTTTGTACTCTACTCTCTGCCCATTCTCGTTCGTAACACCACCAACATTCTCCACAAGTTGGAATCTTCATGCCTTCTACATAATCAGTCGCCGAGGGTACTGCTCTTTTAATTTCTGAATGAAGATTAATGTCTCCCTCGCAACTTCTTGTTGTATCGTACAATTCTATAATATCTAACACATGATATTGTGTTACTATCCAATCCTTTTGTACATATTTAAACGGATGCGCCAATACAACATTTAATGTATCGTTATGAGACCACACATCTTTTACATTTCCACTAGCAGCATCACCGTCTCTATTATTCATTCTATCACTTCTAGTATCGTTATCAGGGTTCTTACTTGTAGCATTAAAAATTGCATCTAGATTATATTCCCATGCAGCAAATTTATTGAAACTTCCAACAATAATTTGATCTCCACTTCTACCGTCTATAATAGGTCCAGAAACTCCATATTCTAATTCAGGAGGAATATAATTTGTAATTCTATCTGCAATAATATTTGGAAAATAACTTTTTAGCTTGTTATAAACCTGTATACTCCACCATCCTTGCCAAGGTCTAGTTGTCCAGCATCTTTGGTATGTAATAACATTTACTCGAATGTTGAGTTTGTATTTTTTAATGATACTGCAAACTATATAGGTTAGTAATGCACTGTCTGCACCGCCACTGAGATTTACTGCAATTTTTTTCCAGTTTGGATCTAGATAGATATCTAAACCACTAATTGTTTCTTTGATTAAGTTTTCATGTAAGTCTTTGTAAAGTAGATTATTATCTTCAAACATTAGGGTCCTCACTAAAAATATTTTTCATCTCTGGAAATGTTTCTGCAAATGTTATTCCGCGCTGTTTATCGCATAAATCTAAAAATTCTTTCATTTCAGGTAAACGTATACTCCAGTCTTCACTTTCCATAAACTGTAGCATTCCTTTCAAGCGTTTAATCCCATATCCTGCTTCCATAAACTGTTCCTTTGTAACTTTGCCTCGATGCCAATTAGGGACACCTAATTCCCAATTTTCTTCCCACCATGGATAAAATTCTTCATATTTTCTGCGTACTTCTTCTTTAAACCATTTGGGTAATACTTTAACATTTAAGTGCGGAGGATGATATACAAAATGATAGTTAACACCGCCCGCTCCAAATGGCCACATGTTAATTTTATTAAATCCTTCTTCTAGTTTCCAACGAATGAAATCAGGAATATAATAAATGTTTAATGCTTGTACTGCACAAGCAACAGTAACTTCGACATTATTTGATGTTTCTTTATCTAAAATATGGAACACTTCTCGTGTTCTGTCCCATTTGCTTGGATAACGAATATAGTCATTCATTTTGTGTATACTATCAACACTATAATGGAATCGAACTAATTTAAACTCTTTCCACAAATCAAATAAATCTTCTCGCCATTCGACACCATTCGAATTATAACGCAATTCAAGATCTTTCGCATATCCCATTTTTATTGCATGCTCTAATATTTCGTAATGCTCTTCGATAATAAGACTTTCGCCGCCTGCAAAATAAATTTGCTGCATATTTGGCATTTGCTCATAGAACTGCTCCCAGAATACAGGATTCTGTTTATGCCAATTATAACTACTTCCGTTATAACTTCCTTTGTCCTGCCACTGCATAGTTTCTTTTAGTGATGCATTTTCTACTGCTGGAAAAATTGCTTTATAGTCTTTAATCCAGCCCGAACTGTCATGGGGAGAACACATTACACACGCTAATTGACACTTAGTACCAAATCGCAAATCAATATATGCCAACTGAGGAGGAACACTACCGTCCTCGGCAGTATTTTGAATTAACTTATCTACATCAACTCGTTGGCTCCAGTAGTGTGTTTCCCACATTCTTTTACTGTTATGACCGGCTGCTTCTTCTTTAAAACATTTCACACAACTCGGAGGTATTTCGCCATTAAGCATTTGTTTGCGCACATTGCGCATGTATGTGCTATTCCATGCTGTTTCAAAGTCGCTTACATTTAGATTGTTAGGTTTTCCGTCTTCAGTTTTTAGTATACCAACTTGTCCGCCGTGTTCTTTATCGTTAGTAGGACCTACCGAACTTGCATTTGCTGTACAACATACCCTCATACTTCCATCAGGCCGAGTGCTTAAATGTACCCAGGGCAGAATGCACCAGGTATCGGATATTTTATTTTTCATAAATTTACTTACCTTTATACATCAGTATGTTATTTGTTCGTGGTATCTTTGTAATTTATTTCATTGTGGTATGCTTTATTCTTAGCACACGTTCTAATACAACGACTAATATGCTTGGGGTGTCGAGGGTCCCAACTTTCTCCTAGTATGGTTTTAAACCAAGGATGAGACAAAATATCATCAATGTTATTTTCCTGTAAACTATTCCAGTTTTCTCTAAAGTCAGAAAATGTTTCTTTTATATTGTCTTTGTTTCTAAAATAACTATCCCAGAGAAAGCAGCACGGCCAAACTGTTTTATCGCTAGCAATAAAAATTTCTCCTTCGTGCACATATTTGCATACAATACTATTAAGAACTTCTTTGAGTTTTTCCTCATCAAGGTTATGATCTTCATATTCTTTAATAAAATTATCTAGTTCTTGTACTATATCTTTTTTACTGTGTTCTTTAGAACCTGTTGTTGTTATTATTATTTTGTTAGACATTTTTTTTCTTCTTAATTTGAGCAATCCATTCGTTGTAACTATTACGCATACCGGTTCTAGTTGCAAACATAAAATTTAATTCTTTTGCACGTTGTTCAGCTAATAGTAATTCGTGTTCATTATGATCGAATACTATATAAATCCAACTAGCGTGATTAGGAGGAGCTGAATCACAAAATGCTTGCATATTTCTATCAATAACATCATATATTGTGTTAACACGATATATATGATTAGTTTCTTTGTAACCGTCGACGCAAAAATGTATATGGAGTAAGTTAGGACTACTTGAGGCTATTTTGCCTAATTTAGACCACCAGTCGGCCGACTGTATTCCTCCGTTTGTGCTAATTTCACAAAACCCGTCATACGAAACTAGGTAATCTACCATATCTACACATTCTTTATTAAAAGCAGGATCTCCTAAAACTCCGCAGAATTTAAATTTTTTACCTTCGATTGTGCTACGTGAAGGGAACATTTGTTTTATATCGGCAAAAGTTATCGTATTGATTGAAAATTTATCAGGATTAAGCGTTCTTGCACAACCCGGACAAGCAGCATTACAATTACTAGTAATTTCTAATTCAATTTTATTAAGAGACTCTAATTCAAACATTACACTATAATACACTTTATAAATATTTAGGTCAAGTATTTAAGGAAATTATTTTTATGGTATCTAACAAAATGGGCGACAAGTTTTGTGCTGCGCCATTTACTTCTCTATACGAAGGACAGTTTGGTAAAGTAACTGCATGTTGTGCAATGTATACAGAATTAGGATCTACACATCAAGCAGATCTAGAATCTATTGTTAACAATGAGAAATTTAAGAATATCAGAAAATCTTTCCTCAACAATACTTTCCCTAAAGAATGCGATACATGTTCTAATTTTGAAAAAGAAACAGGCTCAATTGCAGATGTAAGAGATGCCTCTAATAAATTTGGAAGATCGAAAATTAAAGAGGCAATAATTGCAACCGATTCAACCGGGTATATGCAGCAACAATTTCCAGTGATGTTAGATTTTTTATGGACCAATAAATGTAACTTTGCATGCCTTGGTTGTAATGGAGAACTATCTAGCACTATTGCACAAAATTATAACGAGGCTTTTGCCTTAGCACACGGATGCAATAGCGATAGTCTAAATTCAAAATTATGGAGAAATAATAATGATAATAAAATAGACTATATTCTAAAGCATCAAGACAGTATAGAAAAAATACATCTAAACGGCGGCGAACCTTTTATGCAAGAAGATGTCCATGAGCTTTTAGAAATAATGATAAAACACAATCTTCATAAAAAAATTACAATCTGGTCTCACACTAATGGCAGTATAAGCAAATACAAAAGCATAAACATTATTGACGACTACCTCGCAAGATGGGGTAAAAAGTGCATTATAACTATCAGCCACGACGGACATGGCAAACAAGGTGAATATGTTCGTTACGGACTAAAACAGCAGAAATGGTTAGAAACTTTGAATAATTTGCAAAATGCAAATGTTAATGTAAATATTCAAACTTGTTATAGTGTATTTAATGCACTACACTTGGCAGAACTATATCAATGGTATGACGACAATACTAAAGTCGACCGAAGAGATAGAAAAATAAATCCTTGGTACGATCCTTTACCATACACTGCAAAGTTTTTACAGGTAGACGAAGAATTATTTGCACAAGCCAATCAACAACTAGATATTTTGAATAATATTATACAAGGAAACAATTCTTGGAATATAGCACATCTTAAATCATTTCTAAACACAAGAGAAGCTGATAATAAATTACATGTTGCAAAAACTAGATTTGCTAGCAGTCTACAAAAATTTGATGCGCTGAGAAACACAGATTTTACATCTACGTTTCCTGAACTTAGAGAATTTTATTTGAACTGTTCAGAAAATGGATCAAAATCGGAACCGCACTTCTGAGCGCAAACTCCTAATTTTCCATTTTCCACTCCAGTGAGCGACCAGCTATCACTAATACTTTTTATTAGGTTACCATTAATTACATCTTGTATATCGTTATTTATTACGTTTATGCCCTCTTTGCCGCCGGCCATTTCTATGTGATCCCAAATTTGCTCTACCCTAGGATCTTGGTGCCACCATTTGTACATACGACCTGCTGTCCAACAGCATGGCATCAGTAAACCTTCTGCCGTTATGAATATACTACCTTGTTCTGCAACCTTGCAATTAATTGAACATTTGTTAAGATACTCTTTCATACTACCATATGTTTTTTCAATTTCTTTTTGCTTTTGTAACGCAAGATTAACATTAACTTCTTTACTTGGCTTTGCTATTTTGGCCGTATGTTCACCTTTTCTGTTAATTGCTTGATGCAGTTCTTTTGGTTTAATATCTGATGTAACAAATCTGCCTGATTTCTTTTTTATAAATCTTTCTACTCCCCAGGATCTTGCAAGTTGTTCTGCTTCTTCGACCTGATGTTCATTGTGTTGAAAAATTAAAAAATCCCACCTAGCTCGGCCGCCTGCCCTTATAAATGACTGCATTGACCTTTCTACGATTTCCCAATTCACTCCTTGCCTATATATATGATTAGTGTCTTTCAGTCCGTCTACACTAAAAATGACAGCACCCATTCTTCCCAATGTATCAGCTAGTTCAGTCCACCAGTCTTCGTCCCTTGCTCCTGCATTTGTATTCATACTGAGCCACATGCTTGGATTATGCTGCCTGAAATATTTAAAAATATCCAGCGTATCTCTAGCAACAATAGGATCGCCTAAATTGCCGCACATGTACATCGTTTTTAATTGTTTGATAAATTCTGGTTTGAATATACGTTTGCAATCTGCAAGTGTTAGTTCTGCGTTTGTTATATGTGGATTATCTGCACCGCCGTTCATATTACGGTCACACATAGGACAAGATGCTTGACACCGCTGTGTTACTTCTAAATGAACTTCTTTTATATCATCATATGTATACATTATCTGCCTTTTCTGTTTAGTAACACAGTCTCTGCTGTAAAAATTTTTTTTCTAGTTAATGTTTCTAATAATCTACAGTTATTATAAACAATGTCTTTAGAAGCAATTTCATTTACAATCTGTATGTAACTTGATTTATCTACCTTCAAATGCACAGTGGGATCTATATGAAAATATAGCTCCCACAAATCTAAATCAATATACTTGATATCATCAATTATAATTTTGATAGGGCTATTAGATTTCCTACAATAATTTGTCTTAAAAATACCGTCAATTTTTGTTCCTACCCTAAATTTATTAACAACATCTAGTCCGTTTTGTAGCAAAAACTTTGGTATGTTAAAATTTGTATTCGTATTCGTATTTGATAGCACATTGTCTGCTTTTTTCCTCCAATCATCATAACCATTATTGTCACGCATTGAAGTTTCGCCATGCCAAGAAACTTCCAAGGCACCAGTGTCTTTTCTAACTTTCATACTACACTGATTATTATATAAATTTGTAATTTCAAATAAATGATGCAATTGCCGACTGTTATATTCTTGAATTTTTTTGGTTGATTGTAAAAGTACAGGCATTGTGGGAATATCTAAATAACCTGCAATTGCATACCTTTTACCCCCAGGATGGAAAGTTTTAAGATTCTCCGAACATAATGGACTTTGTATTCCTTTTTGATCTATGCTTGAAACTAAAAACCACAATTGTTCTGCATAACTTTTTATCGCCGGCACTGTATGATAAAATTTCATCATTTTATAATCCAAATTTAAATAACGGTGAGGCTCAGCATATTCGGGCACTCTGTTTGGATCCCATAACGCTTGTTTTAAGATATTTCTAGTGGGGTATTTTGGTAAGTAATAAAAGAAATAATTTTTGAAGCATTCGTATGCTTCGTTGGGTAAACGAGGTAAGTCGGATATGTCTCGGTCAAGTTTCATTTTAAATGCCTTAATAAATTTAGGCTAGTCCCTTGTATATCACCTACATCGGTAGCCTCATCATTTGTCCAAACTAACACGTCAGGATCATCATATAAAAAGTCACATTTTTTACAATAATCTATATTATCAAAGTCTTCCTTGAGATGTTTTTCTCTTAGTTCGTTGTATAAAGCTCCATTCCATATATCATGTAAACTTTCTTTGTCAGAATATCCTAATACACTCTTTGTCTCATTGGGCGGTCCTAGTGTTTGTGCGCAGGGTGTTACCGCACCATATCTGCCCGGTTCTCCTCCTGCTCTAATTGTAATTTCATTAGCAAAAGGTCGGCCACAAGTTCTGCGCTTATTAACAATTTTTCTATTTTTACTATCAATGTTACCGCTCCAATTGTGCATTTTCCAAACATATGATTTACAGTTTAGTTTTTTTGCTATTGTTTTATATTTTTGGAGTTCCTCGTCATCAGAAGACAATAAAATGTGATATATGCTAATTTCGCAATTGTAATGCTTTTTTCTTATTTGATCAATACAATATGTTATATTATCCATGATCAAGTCAAAGTTATCAACAGACATATTTTTCTTATATGAAAGTCTGTCATGCCCTATTACGCTAAATCTGATGTACGTCAACCCCGCTTTTAGACATTTATCCATAAGAGTTGTGTTGAAAGAGCCATTTGTTTTAACGAATGTTTTCATATTTCTTTTAGAACATTCAGCAATATATAAATCTAAGTCTTTTGCAAGAAACGCTTCTCCCGAACCTTCTAATTGTATAAGAGGATTGCCGTCTAATTGATCGAGCAATTTTACAAAATGTGGTAATGGCATTTTCCGAGTCCACGACGAGCCCCTTCCTTTCGACTGGGGACACATTACGCATTTATAGTTACAGCCACCAAAAATTTCTATAGATGCTCTTTCTACTTTTAATTTCTTCATTATAGAACCTAAATAAACTTGTTAACTTTTGGATACATAATTTTAGATAATTCTTTATGACCATCTTGACCTAAATGAAACCCTGTATCTACAACTTTTTTAGGAAAATCAACTATTTCTCTCTCTGCAACGAAATCCAGGTGCTGTGTTTGACAATTACGATATCTATCCAAGAAATCAAACATTATCAAGCCTATCTCATTTTCTTTACATTCGTGTGCAATAGAAGATTTAAGCAGATAAGAATATCTATCAGAGAATTCGCCTAAAGGTCCTACTCCGTGCAGTAACATAGTTTGGTATGTATCTATAAATTTATTTTTATACAATTCTAAATCTGCAGGATTGAAATGAATACAGTAATTATCAAAATTTCCTTTTGCTTTTTGCTCTTTGGTAACTAAATAATTTCTATCATACTCGTAATATCCTTTCGAGTATTCTCGCATGTATTTTTTGCTGGATAAAAAATGCTTATACTTGTTTGCGTCCTCTATAAAGGTAACACGACCATCTGTGGTCCACTGGATTATAATTAAATCTGGTTTAGATTTAACAATTTCCAATGCTTGTAGACACTGGTTAGACACACTGTTACAAAACATTGAAAAATTTTTTACTATTATTTGCGGGGACACACGTTCTGCAAGGAGTTGGGGCCATACCTTTGTATCATATTTGTGTCTATGAAGACTAAAGCTACAACCTATAACAGCAATTGTCTTTTTATTCATTTTTCACCTGCTATTAATTGAATATCTTTACCAGGTCCAATATTGCTTGGTAAATCTCCATATTGGGCTACATACCATTTTATTACTGCTTTGTACCAATTGTGACTATTATGATGGGCTTCTTTGTTAAATTGATAAATGTTATTATTTGTCGCCTGCATCGTGCTTAATGCCCTGGCACTTTCTTTTTGCAGTTCCCGCAGTGTAAGATTATCTAATTTCATGGTCTTCCTATTAACATAAATCTTTTATATCCATAAAGTTCTAATTCGCCTTCGTACAAAATTTGATCAAAGGGATATTTTTTCTTCATGTGATCGATGCTGTGTACACAATTTACGTGTTCTTCAATGTCAAATAAATTGTTAGACTGTATTATTACCAGTGGATCAGAATTTAACTCTTTAAATTTAAGCTGAAAAAACCATTCTTCTGACATATGTTCTGAACTAGTGTTAACTATAAGATTAGGTAAAAATTGTTGTGTATAACCTTCGTCGTTATCGGAATGGTATGTTTTTACATTTAAATTATAACCGTTCTTATTCAATTCAAGATTATTTATATTAGCTAAAACAGATTTGACTTTATGACCTTCAATATGGTCTAAGTTAAATATTCTATCACTTGCTATACATGCAGATTTATCTAATTCGATTATTCTTGCATCATCGAAGTCAAAGTTATCGATATAAGAAATAAATTGGCCAAACCATCCTGCTAAAACTAAAATATTTCCTAAATTGCCTTCCTTTATTTTTTTTAGTTCTTGTATTATCCAAATTTTACTTAGGACTTGTCCCCTGCTGAAAGCATCTTGTAAAGCAACCGGATCGTTGTCTAGCCTATAATATTTGTGAAAAATATCAAAAATTTTGTTAGGAGCAAACTTTCGCAAAATGCTAATAAACTCAATCATTCCACTAGGGTTTGTAGTATCAATAACAGGATTATCTGAATACATTGCTTTTTCTAAAAACTGCATAAATTTGTAAGCTTCTTGATCACCTTCATATTCAAAATATGAAGAAAGGCCTCTGACCCAATTAAGCGTTGTTTCTGTAGTATTCGTCATAGTGTCTTCTCAACCAATCAAAATCATTTATTTTTTTAAGTGCGTCTATATTACCAGTGTGCTCTTGGCCATATTTTCTTCCAGCAATTGCGCCAGCAATAGCAAAATTACCAAACGGTTTATCTGCACCTACTGTACACCAGATATTGAGCCGTTCTTCTGTTTCGTCTGTCTTTTGCCTATCGATTACCTTAGAAGCTAACTTACAGCACTCTCTGAATCCACTTCGCCATGCATTAAATTCATCTGTGTTAAAACTGGTAATGTTAGATAGTTCATTAACGACTTTAAAATGCCTACTAATACTAGTGGTCATATCGGGCTTGCTTGTATCCATGTTTTCTGTAAGATGTCTAGGTAATAACTTAATACCTCCATATCCGTAAATTAATCCATTTACAGGATTCTCACAACGCCAGACATGTACAGTGTTTTTATCAGATTCTGGTACGTTATACTCAAAATTAAAATCTTCTTTTATTTTAGCATCGCCGTCTACTACCCAAAACATATCTGTATTACAAATGGTAGCAGCTTTTTTGTGTGCATTGTGTATTCCTTCGACATTATCAACACGTTTTGCACGGGGGAACCTTAATTTTAGATTTTCGTAATTTTCATCTGCATTAGGCTCGCCATATGTAATCATTACAATATCATATTCTTCTGTAGCTGTTGCATTAGACTTACTTTCTTTTATAAACTGCCCATGCGTCCTGACTGGATTCTGATACACAGTTTTAAAGAAAATACTTTGTTCTGGATTCAGAGGTTCACTTGCAATAGGAATATCTAACTCTTGTTGCAACATATTTCCATATGCAATAGTATCTTCGTAAACTCCAGAAGCACTGTCAAATTCGGTTTCTATTTCGCGCCATAAACTATTAAGGTATTCAAAGTCTCTTACATTTACATAATCCCAATCTGTACACATGGTTTTATATAGCCCATGACGTGCTCCATAAATCGCCCACATACCATTTTTTACATCAGCGCCTACCATTAACCAAATCCATAGTCTGTTAAGATTTTTCCAATGTCCATTTAAGAACTCGTCTTTCGAGGGCCTTACTCCTTCAACTAAGGCCATCTTAACACCTTCTCTAAAACCTGCTCGCCATGCTTGTTGCGGGGTTGCATTATTATGCACCTCAGAAAAACAAGTATTCATCTGAATATATTCAATATCCCAACAGAAATCTACTTGTGCATGCGGATTATTAGGATCCGCGTGTTCATGCGTCCGCATATTTAGTACTAAGTCTTTTGGCCAGCATTTTATTCCGCCGTTGCCATACATCAGTCCATTAATTTGGTTTTTTCCTACCCAACTAATAACACTGTTTTCTAAACCTTGTTTATCCCCAAAGTCTATTTCCTGATTCAAAAATTCAGGATTTATGATATTATCCCCGTCAATAGTGATAAATCTCTCAGTCTCTGATACACGAGCGCACTCTTTATGTGCTGCATCAGAACCTTCTACACCGTGTACACGTTTAGCCCAAGGTACTTTCGTTAACAAATCGGCATAATTTTTTTCAGCATTTGGTTCGTCATAACTGAGATAAACAATATCATAATCTATTACTTTAAATTTTTTATTAGTCATTTAGGACTCCGTGGATATATGAATCAAAATATTTCTCAACAAATAAACTTACTCCATTATTTTCTTGTTCTAATAACGTTGTAAAAGGAATTTCGATAGGGCCGTTGCCTAGAAAACCATTAGTAGGTAAATCAACATAATTTAGAAATATATGAGGATCATTTTCTTCAGTAATGCTAATATGTATAAGTTTTTTTAAATCAGTGTTATAATATTTTTTTATATTTGCCAGTATGATTTTTGAAATGTAAATTTGCCATACATTGTTTTTAAGATTTTGAATTACTACCATGTCGTTGTTGTCTCTGAGCTGATTAATACTACAAGCCGTGCCGTCTAACTGTAATTTAGGAATTTGATATATCAGTTGACAAGACTGAAATTTTATTTTTTTATTAACAACCGAAAATAATTTTGTAGAATTATCATATGAGACCATATACTCACTAAACTTATGTTTTCCAATTATTAAATTTTTTACTAAATTATGAGGGACTTCTATGCATTTCAGAACAGAATCCTTTTCAAAAGTATTAGATATTCTTTTGATATCTCCTTGTTTATCGTAATAAACGAAGTTAGTAACTTCTTGCTTCAACGATTTATTAATTTTTTCAAAAACACTTGTTAAATTATTCATGTAAATTTTCTATCCCCGGACAGTCTAGGAAAGTTTCTTCTGTGTAGTGTAAAACACCTTTTTGTAAACTGTTGCCAATTTTTAAATCACCGTTACGTCCTATGTATGGAGATACATTATCTTGCCAGCTTCCTGAATAAGTTTTCCAATTTTGTATCAATGATTTCATATGCGTAAAGGTGACGCTGGATTTGGGGGTGAGAACTTGTGATTCTATCCCTAAAATTTTTATTGCTAAACTGGCAGCAACATCGATACTCAACACAGGTGGCGTATTTTTTGGCAAACACTCTGCAAAAAAAACTTTCCAATTATTGCAAATTAGTTCTAACATATTATAAAACTCTTCTGCGGTTTTAGATTTTTTAAAGTAATGTAATCCTGTGTAAATATTAGGAAGATTATTTGCAGTAAAAACCTTTCTATAAGAATCCTCCGTTACAAGTTCTTGTCTATATGTTTTTACATTTGATGTAAAAAATAAATCATATTTTTCTAAATAGGTCCACCATCTACTTATATCCTCAAGTACAACCATGTCAACGTCCATTACAATTGTGTTATCGTAAGGAGTGCACTGATAAAGTTTATGCCTATTTTCTATTTTCCATTGTGTACTTGTTGCATCGTCGTTACCCGGAATTGAAATAACTTTATCAAAGTATTTCAAATCCTTAGTCTGGATCTTGTTATTTGTAACCACAGAAATTTTTTCTTCCGCATTATGTTTTTTTAAAGTTTTTGCAAGAAGACAGGCCTGAGATATATAACTTAATTTTTTATCTTCCGATGTATTTTCATCTTGCGCCAACACAAGAAATCCTCTACTCATTAATGCACCTTTCCAAACTAAATTTATTCATAACATGTACATTTAAACCCTTTGTAGAAATAGGAGTGTACTCGCCGATAATATCTTTTTTCTCAACCAAAAACATCATATAATCGTCATGAATCTTATATAAGATGTCCTTGTCTATTGTAAAAAAGTGTTTACCAGGAAGTTTTGTTACTATGCTTTGATCCGGATAAAAATTTTGCATTATATTAATTGCAATACTAAAGGCAAAGTCGTTTCTAAACATAGAGTTACTGATTTGATATACTTTCCGATAATGCTGCCAATTATCTTCTATATAGGATACCAAATCAAAGAATATATCATTTTTCTTATTTTTTTGAAAATATATTACTGTAGCCCAGTAGAATTCTATTCCTTTATCACTTACATACGAAAATTCGTGCATATCTCTTACATTAGCCAAATCATGGGCTTCTTTATACATCATTAAATCGTTCGGGCTGTCGAAGCAATTTTTCAACAAACTGTTTGATACAATAAAATCAGTGTCTAACACTATTGTTTTATCATAAGGCGACATGAAGTACGCCAATGTTCTAGATTGGTTTTTGAACATTAGTGTTTTATGTTTAGTAGATCCATCAAAATAGAATCTTTTGTTGTCAGTGTTTACATAGGGAATCTCTAAAATTTGATCAATATTGCTCACATCAAATTTATTTTTTAAATATTCGGGAGAATCCGTAATAACGGTAGTTGGTAAATCTAGATATTTCTTAATTCTAGTAGACAGAAAAACAGCCTGTTTTACATAGTCAATCTGGCCATTATTATTAGCTACTAGTATTGCGCCATTATTCATCTATCAAGCTCTCAACACTTCTTTTTTTAGATAATTCTAGATACTTATCGTGATATTCTTGAGAGGCTGTGCTATAACATTCAAGAATATCACTCAAAAAGGATTCTAGATCAGAAATTATTACAGGAGTATTGTTATCGTCAATTATAATTGCACTGTTATCTCTGGATTCTTTGGATAATAAAGAAACAAAATTTATTAATACTGGTGTAACTGTAAACTGTCTGCCTTGTGCGAAATACAAACAGTCTTCAAAGAACTTTTCCTGCAGAATTCTTTTCTGATTGCTTAATGTGAGAGAATAGTTTGCAAACTCGAGAGCTTTTGAAAGTCGTTGGTCCATATAGTCCTCCTATCCTAAATAGTATAACAGGATTATCTACAGTTGTCAATTACCGGATGTTAAACTAGTAACTATTGAGTAAACAGGATCAGATAGCTTCACTGTGTCGTATGTAGTTCCATTTATAGAAGCAGTGCCGAATGGCGTTGCTGATCTTATGAAGGTTCTAACAGTTCCGCTAGCAAAGTCGTCAATAACATTATCACCTGCGGCATCTCTAAAATCCATTAAGAATTCTATTGTTGAATCATTTATGTTTCTACCATATAATTCAAAAAAGTTCGAAGAATAAGCTCCGCTGCTATTAATAGCATTGCTGTTTTTTCTGAACAGCAATTGATTGCTTGCAGTTAGATCATAATTTCCTATGGTAGATCCTGTGCCTGCACCAGATGATGAAGTTGCAGTATGATCGAAACTGATTACTCCCATTGAGTCCAATAAGTCGGCCCAGTCTAATGCCTTATTTCCAGATGCAGACACCAAATCTGATTCGAATCTAATCTCGCCGCCTGCATTAAAAAAATGTCGCCTGTCTGTTACTGATGCAAATTGTATTCGAAATATATGTTGTATTCGATTACGCCAACTTGATGTTCTCTGATCTGTATACCCTGTGCTTCCTGGATCAAATAACTCCAAACTAATTTGTGTAGAATCTATATCAAACTTATTCTGTTCTATCGTAGTCATTAGAGTTTCTAAATCTGTTATGTAAGCAAGCTCTGCTTTGTCTGCTCCGGTTCCAGCTGCACCGCTTCCAATCACAAAAGGATCTACTGAAAAAGCAGATGCACCTACCTGATGAATTCTTGCCCGGACTAAATCAATATAGATATCTTCATACTGCTGAGCTGTTATTAAATCAACTGTAGCTTCTACGGGATAATGCACACTGCTTTCCAATGTCTGACCATATCCAGACTGCGGAGCTCCTGTTGTCGAAGTGCCCAAAATAGCTGTAATTCTTTCTTGCAATTCGTTAAACTTCGCTACAGTGATTAGGGTTTGGCTCATAGAAAATCCTTGTTATGCTTATTTAATACAAAATTAATTATCTGGAACACCGTTTTGAATTTATAAACTTGAAACAGTTTCGTATACTGGAGCAGGAACTTCTATGTTAAGATATGCCTCATTAGCTTCAGTGAAGCTTCCTTTAGCTCTGAAGTGGCCTATAGTACTGGTAAGTGTGCCATTTACAGTATTATCTATAACAGGGTCTTGTGAAAGGTCTTCAAATCTAACTTCAAATTGAATTTCTGTTGGGCTTAATTCTTTTGCACGAACCTTAACAAGATTTTGTGAATATATTCCGGCGGCTACAAAAGAGTTACTGGTCTTCTGGTAAATCACTTGATAGGAACTAACAAGTTGTGAATTTCCGATAGAGGTTTCGGTTGGGGATACAGCACCTTGATATGCGTTAGGGTCGTTAGACTGTTTTCTTGTTGTGGAATTGTAATTAAAAATAACAACCCCTGCTGTGCTTAAAAGATTTTGCCATTCCAACGATTTGGCGTCGGACCCTGACGGTGTCAAATCAAATTCTAATCTGATTTCGCCGCCTGCATTAAAAAAATGTCGACGATGGTCTGGACTTCGAAACGTAACTTTTATTTCGTGTGTTCTGAGGTTATTCCATGAGTTTGAAAATGAGTCTTGTAAACCTTGTTCGTACTGTCCTTGAGTAGGGTCCATTAGAAATTTATCCTGCTCAATTCCGTCCATTAGCCTTTCGAAATCTGCAAAACCTTTGAATGCCCCTAGAGGGTCTTCTCTTTCGTAGCTTTGATCAGGATCACCTTGTTCTGGAATCTCTACAAATGTAGATGTTTCTTCTGCTACGATATTTTTATCTTTCTGGAATAGGATAGGTCTGTCATCAGTTAACAAACTATCAACAATGGTTTGTATTTCTGCGTCATTTGGGCCTATCTGATGAATTCTTGCCCTAATAAGATCAATATATAGACTGTTGGCATTGTCAGTTAAGATCTGATTATTTGTTTGTTGATCGTCATTCGAAACCTCCAAACTTGACACACTGCTCCCGTAGCCAGACAGTCCTTGTCCGTAACCAGTGTTGCCTGCTCCGAATCCTAAAATGCTGGATATTCTGTTCTGTAAACTATTAAATCTTGATGCTGTAACTAAATCGCCGACGGCCATAACCTATTCCTTATACTTTAAGTATACACTCTACTAGTTTTTCGCCCTCGTCTTGATTTGTTTCCAATGCTATACCTACCAGTGCAGCACTGGCAATCGTTGAACATACGCCATTATCGTATGCATACACAGCCATGCCTTTTGACACTGGTCCTGTTACCCTAACAGGAACCCTGCCTTTCAATCCTACTGCTTGCCCTTCTGCTTCTGCGTTCATCAAATATGCAGGCTTGTGTGAAATTACGCCAACGCATATATCGCTTGCCTTTGCTGGATGAACTTCGTGATCACCGTGTGCACAAACTGCAACCGCTGTGCCTACTGATAGCTCTTCGCCTGTGGTATATTTTTCTGCCAAGTCAGCAAATCTAGCTTGCGTTGCAGTGCCTTGGAAAAGATTTGCGTTGATATTACCGTTACTGTCTCTGGTTGCAATTTTTTCAGGAGTAGCCGCTACATCAGCCGAAACGTGTGTGGTAGATGCACCGTCAGTTCTTAATGTGCGGGATTCGTCTGCTTCTCCTCTGAGACGTTCGGCATAGATTTCCTTGACTCGATTGTTTGCTCCGCCAATGTCAAATGCATTGTCTTGCTTTGGTTTGAACCCGGTGATATCGAAAGTCCATGTATGTGTTGCAGTTCCAGAGCCGTCTGTGGTTTTGATTCTAATTTCACTGTTAGATGCACTGATTTGATTTCCAATTACACCTTTATCAGTGTCTTCGGTGTAAATTCTTATTACATTATTACCTACGGTTAAGCCTGCATCGTCAAAAGCAACCAACCCTGAAAAGTTAAGATTACTCTTGAGGACAAACTGGTCAAATGCTACTCCGCCTAGTTTCTGCGCATTAGAGGCAGTGCCGTGGAATTCGTAATTTTTAGTATTATCGCCTACGCTGTTTGTAACGCCATTATCTAAGACTTTGGTCCACTTTAATGTAAGTCCTTTTTTAATCCTATCATACCCTTCTATCGGAGTTAATTCGTTGAGTGAGAACTCCGTAGGGCTTATAATATAAATTACATCATCATTTACAACCGCTTTGATTATGCTTCTCAAAACACCTGAACTGTCCTGCACTTCATCACTTACCATACTGGTTACGCCACTGCCTGCCAATTGTGGACCGATAAGCACAAAATTGCCGTCAGCGTTGCGGACATATAACTGTCCATTGATGCTGTCCCACCAAAAATCGCCTTCTGTAAGTCCTGTTGGTTGGGAAGCTGATACGCTGGATCCACCTGTGCTTTTCCAATATCCTACACCAGGATCGGCTCCATCGCTTGCAACAAAATATTTCAATTTTGTTTCTGCTGTGTCGAACCAAAGCTGTCCACGGATTGCTCTAGTAGGTGCATTTCCGCCTGCAAAATTTTCTAAAAGGAAAAGAAAATTTTCGTTTTGTATTTCGCCATAACCGGCATAATTTTTTCCAATAAATTTTAAATTGGTTGTTTGATCAAGCGTTCCATCCTCAACTGTGGTAAGCAAAGAATTGTCGAATCTGTCAATTTGGTAAGCCATTGTTTTTTTAACCCCTGTTATAAAGTATATTTATCTTAATAATCTCGCAATGTAGACTGATGAACCCATGTAGGAACAGGTGTTCCTGTGCCTGGATCAACCAACTGTACTTCAAATTCTTCTAGCTTCCTATTGGGGTTACCAAATGGAATATTTTGAAATGCTATTGCTTCTACTACCTGTTGATTCAATGTGCCGTTAGCATCTACTAACACATTTGCAATGGTGCTTGGCACTGTATAGGATACTGCTGAGTAGCTGTAAGTATGTAACCTAGCTACCTTGCCCACATTTGCTGTGTTCGCTGGATATAAGTCGTCTATAAATTCGGCCAAATCCAGTAGGAATGTGGGTATTGTATCTAATCCTGTAACATCCCAGGTCATCACTATTGGACTCAATTCAATCTCAGAATCTACATATGCTTTGTTAGTTACATCATTTACTCCTGTTGGAGTTGCAACGTTTTTGATCTGTCTGGGTGATGCAAACTGCATTGGTCCTGTAGTGGTAAGGATAATATCATCCGCAGCTGTTAATTGCAAATTAGAACTGCTGCTGATATCATTTCCATCAATGCCAATATTATCCACATTCAAGAATTCCAAAGTGCCAATTTCTTTTAAATCTGTGGCAAATTCTATGTTTGTGAGTGCGTTGTTAGAAAGCTTTTCGCTCCCATTTATTGATAAGCTATTTCCTGCATCATCAATATTAATGCTTTCACTGAACGTCCAAGATCCGGTATCTTGCTTCCACAGGATTGTTTTATCCGTTGTGCCTTTAAGAATGATGCCGCCATCGGCTGCTGTAGTATCTGTCGGACTTGAGACAAGGCCAATCTCTAGATTTTTGTCCTCAATCTGCACTGTTTCTGTCTGGGTTATTAAATTGGTCCCTTCTACTAACAAGTCGCCTGTAACTCTGATATCCCCTTCTACATCCAATGTGTATGCCGGTAAGCGGCTTCTGTTGAAAATTCCAATCCTGCCTTCGCTAGCATCCACATACAAAGCATTTACAATACTACCTTGAAATTTTTGTGATCGCACTCTTAACGCAATGTCGGAATTTGCTAGCTGATTTTCTATGAAAAAGTTTTCCCCTTGAGGTCGCATGTTTACATATCTTGCGCCTGCGGTTGAGAACACCAATCCATTTTGGTTTCTAATTTCCAAAGATCCGCGCATGAGAGAATTTTGATCCGCTCTCAAGAATTGATCTGCAGAAATCAAACTTCCGTCAGGTGCTTCAAGCTTTGTAGCATTTTCGGCGGTGCCTATGTATTTGAATTGTGCCTTGTCAAACGCATTAAAACCTTTGAAAATAATTCCCAAGGGGTTATCGGCCGATACTAATTCCTCGATTCTATTTTCAATAGCAGGAGTAAATTCACTGTTGCTGAAAACTCCAACTGCTAAATTAGCAATAAATAATTTAACAATAGCGAAAGTTTGATTTTCAGCACTTAATATATTTTCAACAAAAAGACCGCTTTTTCCCTGACTGGATGTAAATGAAGGACCTATCAATACAGGATCACTAGAATTATTTGTGAAGAACAATTGGTTATCTCTGCTGTTATACCAAAATTCCCCCGGCAACAAGTCTAGTGGCTGTGTGGCCTGCACGTAAGGCTCTGCATTCGCCCGCCATTGATCTCCTGTCCAAATGTTTAGTTTATCGTTTGCAGTATCCCACCATATTTGTCCCCTAAGAGGATTACTTGGTGCAGAAGTGTTTGCAAAATTTTCTAGAAGTTTTATGAAGTTTTCATTGAAGACTTCACCGTATCCACGATACCCCCTTCCTACTAAAGTTAAATTTGTTGAACTAGTATCTAATCTTCCATCTACTAATTCAACTAATATTGTGCCGTCTGTCTTATTAAGTTGATAACTCATGTTTAGGTCCCTGCATAAATTAGATAATTCAAAGCCAAATACGGATTCATTACATTAAGTGGCACTCCCAGCGTAGTAGATGCGTCTACGCCCCCTGTGTTAGGAACACCTTGGAATCCTGTAGCGCCTGGCTCAAGCGCAATAGGAATAGCATCGTTATCTGTTTGCAATTGTCCCGGATTATCGGGATCTTGCGGTCTTTGTGAAACTGCATAGAATTGGCTTTGATCGCCTTGTAAGTCGTGCTCGTGCTCTGGCAGATTCCTTACTTCAATTGCTCTGCTTTGAAGTCCAGCATTAGATCCTACTTGATCTGGCCCAGCGCCTTGGAACGCTGTACCATCGAATGTAAAATTCGTAATTGCACCATTAGTAACATTAGTAACTGTAATTGCAAGATCGTGGGTAGGACTAGCACCACCGAATATGTCACCTGTGATTAAAATTCTGTCACCTACTTGATAGTTTTGTCCTGCCTGTGCAATTTGTACACTATATACACCCACGCTGGACTGCACATTAAACACAGCATTGAAGCCCGTTCCAATCGTGTTTTCGCCACGCACATTTGTAAAACTCTGGATTGAACTAGTTACTCTGTTTGCCGCTTGGCCGCCCATGTTGTCTACACCTAATGGGAAACGGCCTCGCATGTCAGGTAACGCAAAACTGAGTGCGCCGCCGTCTTCGAGCAGGGTAGGATCTCTAAAACTGTGGCCGATAGTTTGCCATAAATCGTTGTAATCGCTCTTAAGAACCACAGAACCGTCACATAACAACCAACCTGTGGGCGCAGTTTGTCCTGCGTAAGGTACTAGAGTTCCTATCGGAGTAACCGGCACACTTTTTAAGAAATCAATCTTGCTTACTTTAAACACACCTGTGTTAC